GCGGTATGGGCGGTGAGGGCATCGGTGGCTTTTTGGGTAAAGCGTTGTTTGGTTCGGATGAGAAGGCCGAGGCCGTCGCCGACAAGGCGGGGGACGCCAAGCCCGCTGCGGTACCTGGTGATGTCGTCAAGGCCATGGTCGCAGCCACGGCTGCACCGCTGGCGTTGCCCGCTATCGTCAACGCGTCCGAGAAGGTCAAGCCCGAGGCCACGAAGGTTGACCAGCAATTCACCTTCTCGCCGAATATGCCCGTTAGCGTACAGGGCGACGTGAAGGACCCGGCCCAGTTGGCGCGTGAAATCGCTCCGTTTCTCCAGCGTCAGTTTGAGGAATTCAGCCGCCAGGCTGCGGCCCGTCAACTGTTTGATGCCCCGCACGTGGGGTGAGGAAAGGTCATGGCTTATGCAGAACAACTGCAGTCGTCTTTGAAGTACCTGGTGTCCGCTGGCGAGGTGGGACGCCGTAGCCTGGACGGCATGCTTGGCCCCTTGAATGGGGCAATCAGCGATATGACCGGTGCTGCCTCGGAGCTTGAGAACATCCCGTTCATTGGTCCTTCCATCGGCGCTAAGCTACAGCGCACCATGCGTGGCATCAACGTCGCCCAGTCCACGGTTGGCAGAGTAGTGTCGATGTACGGACAGGCCACCGCCGCGATGTCGCAGGTACAGGAGCGCATGGGGACATTGAAGGAACAGGCATCAAAGGCTGGTGCGGCAATCAACCGGGCGGCCGGAAGTGTCAGCCCCACGCTCAGCAATATCGTGCCGACGGGCAGCTTTCAAACACAGACCACGCCTGCGCCGGAGGCGGTCAAGCCGTTCCCGCATTTGTTGATCGTTCAGCCGCTCAAGCCCGAGGCCCAGCCTTACTACTTCAACCTGGACACGGCGGCGTTTGACGAGCTGCGACGGCAGACCGCGTTTCGCTGGGCAGGCCAAGAACGTCTGACACGCAGCATTGCCCAGCAGGCGGTCGGCCTGGGTGACGACAAACTCAGTTTGAAGGGGGCAATCTTTCCAGGCTTTAAGGGGGGGCTCAAGCAAATGGACACCTTGCGTAGCATGGGGCGCAACCTACAACCGCTGAGCCTGACCACCGGCTACGGCGAGGTGCTGGGCAACTGGTGCTTGCTGAGCGTGGATGAAGAACAGAGCAACCTGCTGGCCGGGGGCATTCCCCGCAAGCAGGGCTTTTCACTGGAGTTTGTGAGCTATGGCGACGACCTGCAGAACGTCTGACGGGGATCTGCTGGACACGCTGTGTCAGCAATATTACGGGCACCTGAGCGGCAGCGTCGAGGCCGTGCTGGATGCCAATCAGGGGTTGGCAGATGAACCCCAACCTTTCCGGGCTGGGGTGCAGATCCTACTGCCAGATCTGCTTACTCAGACCGATGAAGTGATTCAGTTGTGGGGTTAGCTCGCTGCCTTGATGCATTCCATAGCGGCTTGCAAATAGGACTGATGCGACCGGACGAACAACTTCTCGTTGCTCCCAATCAGACCTTGCCATGATGTTGCTGCCTCAATGGAAGCGGTATTGCACTTTGCGAACGGAGTAAAAACCGTTCCAAACTTCGTGCCTTCATCTTGAAGCTTGTTCAGGGCGATGGCCTGGTTGCGGCTTTGGGTGCCGTTAATAGTTCCCGACTTGGCCAGAGCATGTCCATCCTCGACTGCGCTGTTTAGTCTGACGATGAAATCCATAGCGTCCGCTTTTGGAATCTTTGCTGCGGCGTCTTGTGCTTCCAGATAGCGTTGGCCTCTGGCTTTGTCCTCGGCGCTGACATGCTCGGGTGCGAGGTCTATCACCTCAAGTTTCTTTTCTGCTTGCACTGAGCCTGCGGCCAGCACGAGCAAGATCATTCCGGTAGTCCTTTTCAACGTTCAATCCTTATTTATATTCGGCGGCGGATTCTAGTGAATCCGCCATGCCGTGTCATGGCTATAAGAAGGTCTCATGAAACCGGTATTCCGAATTGTCGCGGACCGCAACGATATTACGGCGCTGATCAACGACCGGCTGCTGCTGCTTCGCACGAGCGATAAGCCAGGCATGGAGTCAGACGAATTTGAGCTGCGCATCGACGACAGGGATCGTGCTGTCTCACTGCCTGCGCGCGGTGCGGGCATCGAGATCTATCTGGGTTACGAAGGGCATCGCCTCACTCGACTTGGTCTCTACACCGTGGACGACGTCGAGGCGTCTGGTCCGCCCGACACCTTGGTGATACGCGGAAAAGCCAGTGACATGCGCGGCAGCGGCCGGACAACACGATCCGGTAGCTGGGAGAACGTCCCCTTGCAGCAGATAGTCAGCGACATCGCTGCCCGCAATGGCTGGAAACCGGTGTGTACCGTGACGACCAAAGTCCCGCGCATCGATCAGCTTGACGAGTCCGATTTCAACTTCATCACCCGGGTGGCCAAGAAGTACGACTGCACCGCAAAAGTCGCGGACGGCCAACTGCTGGTGCTGCCGCGTCAAGAAGGGGTCAGCGCGAGCGGCAAGTCATTGGGCGTGGTAACGATCCGCCGTGATGAGGTGGCGCGCTGGCAGTTTCGTCTCAGCGATAAAACCACGCAGAAAGCCGTTCAGGCCAAGCATCAAGACAAGAAGACTGGAAAGCTGCAGGTCGTCGAGCTGAGCAACGACCAGTCCCCCGCCGGCCTCCCGGCTGTTCATACCGACCGTCATATCCATCCCAACAAGTCCGCCGCTGAGCAGGCTGCCAAAGCGCGCCTCGCTGCATTCAATCGCAGCACGGCCGGTGTTCGTCTTGAAATGGCGGGCCGTACCGATTTGTTCGCGGAGCGGATGATCAGTGCAGTGGACTTCAAGGTCGGCCTTGATGGCGAGTACCTGATCGACTCGGTTGAACAGGTCTTCACCCAGTCGGGTTGGACCACGACGGTTGAGTGCAACGGCGGGAAGTCCGGCAAGGCCAAGGCGAAGGGCAAGAAAAAGAAAGAGAAAAAACCGGTCAAGGTCGTACAGCTTTAACCGGTCAGGTCACCACTCACTTATCAGGAGATTCACGCATGTCGATTACCGCGCAGCAGCTGCTGCAGATCCTCCCCAACGCCAGCTCCCGAGCTGGCGTTTTTGTTCCTGCCCTAAACGTTGCCATGGGCAAGTACGGCATCGTCACCAAATTGCGCATTGCCGCGTTCCTTGCGCAGATCGGCCACGAGTCCGGCCAGCTTCGCTACGTGCGTGAGTTGGGTAGTGACAGTTATCTGGACAAATACGATACGGGGCGGCTCGCTGAGCGCCTCGGCAATACCCCCGAAGATGACGACGACGGCCAGTTGTATCGGGGGAGGGGGCTTATTCAAATCACGGGCCGGGCGAACTATGCCGCGTGTGGTGATGCGCTGGGGCTTGATCTGCTCACGCACCCTGAGCTGCTTGAGGAGCCGCAACACGCCGCGATGTCGGCTGGGTGGTTCTGGCACCGAGCAAGCCTGAATACGTTGGCCGATAAATCTGACTTTCTGCTGATCACAAGGCGCATCAATGGTGGCACCAACGGGCTGAAGGATCGCGAAGATATCTACCAGCGAGCCCTGAAAGTCTTGCCATAGCAGTCAATACGAAAGCAACGGCAGAAACAAAAGAGCGACCAGCCCGGATGCGTCAACATCCCGGCTGATCGCCGTTCCCGCAGAATACCCCTGCAAGTCCAGCCAAGGCTCTCGCTTCGTGCACAAAGCGCGGCGAGCCTAGCACCTGTTCATATATACAGTAAAGGTCTTGCTACTCATGTCCACACCCATCATCCCTTGGATGGGCGGCAAACGCCGCCTGGCCGACCGTCTCATCCCGCTATTCCCACCACACGAATGCTACGTCGAAGTATTCGCAGGCGGTGCGGCCCTCTACTTCATGCGTCCCCAGGCAGCCCCCGTTGAGGTCTTGAACGACATCAACGGGGATCTGGTCACGCTATATCGCGTCGTCCAAAACCACCTTGAAGAATTCGTCCGCCAGTTCAAATGGGCACTCAGCTCCCGCCAGGTATTTGAGTGGCAGAAGATGACCCGTCTCGAAACCCTCACCGACATTCAGCGCGCTGCCCGTTTCTTCTACCTGCAGCACCACGCCTTCGCTGGCAAGGTAAGCGGGCAGACGTTCGGCACTGCGACGACGGGGCCGGCCATCAACCTACTGCGGATCGAGGAAAACCTGTCAGCTGCTTGGCAGCGTTTGTCGGGCACGTATGTGGAGAATCTGCCGTGGCTTGAGTGTGCTGAGCGTTATGACCGGCCTCACACCTTCCATTACATGGACCCGCCTTACTGGCAGACGGCTGGGTATGGTGTGGATTTTCCGTTTGAGAATTACGAGCGGATGGCTGAGTTCATGCGGAGGTGTAAGGGGAAGGTGATGGTGAGCATCAATGACCATCCCGACATCCGGCGAGCGTTCAGCGGGTTCCATTTTGAGATGCTGGATATCCGCTATACGACTCCAAACCAACGACAAGGCAAAGCCCCCGTTACCGGTGAGTTGATCGTAATGAACTGGAAGCCCGACGCCTTGGGTGGGCTGTTTTAGATGAGGTGGAAACCGGCAGAGTTGATGCTCCACCGGTTTTTTGTTAGCACCAGCTCTGAACAATCCTGATCAGCTCAATAGCTAGGTAGATGAGCGCTACCAAAAGCTCGAGTTTCGGATCCATAGCCTGATCTCCAAAGGGAGTGTGGCCGGTGTTGGTGTCTCCGATCCTGTGTGCTAACGTTACGTCGTCGTGGACAGCACAATAGAGCGGGGCAAAGCGCCACCGGGTTAACACTTTGCGCTGTCAGCCTCAAGGGGGATGGAGCTGCAACTCCATCCCCCCCCTCCCTCTCGACAAACAGCTTTTCTACATATATGCCAATGCAAACCCGCTTTTAAGATTGTCGAAAAAGTTCGAGCGCTATATGCGATCTGAGTATGCTTGTGCAATGTTGGAGATGCTAGTTTGTCTAGTGCTGTCCCGTCAATAGTATTGCACGCATCTTTTTATTTGTATATGCAGGCAGAGCGCGGAATTAATGATCTGTAGGCTCACTTTTTCACGAATTGCGTCTACAGAACACCACTTTCCGAATCGGAAATTCCCTGTGGCGAGTCACTTGGTCGTTCGCTCTCACCACTTGAAAGGCCCTATCTATAAGGTCTTTGGGTGATTTTAACAGGATCAAGCAATCTCCCGCGAGCGAGTTCGTCGAACCAATGGTTGGCTATAAGATGATATCTGTTGGTAGCTAATAGTACCTTTTAGTACCAAGAGATATCTTTGGTTGGTGAAAGATATCTCTCGGCTGATTTGGTAAGCTATCCGAAATTAATTGCCTTTCTGAAAGTTTGGAAGTTACCTGAAGATACAGAACCTATCTGAGGATACAGAACCTATCTGAGGATACAGAACCTATCTGA